TGTCAGCGAGCACCACCTCTAACTCAATACTTTACCCCGCCTAATTCCAACAGGGTTCTTCAGTCACTTCCGTGTCAAGACCGTCGCCTCAACAAATATATTATGGCATAAAAAAAGAGGGGTGTCAACACCCCTCTCTAAAAACCAAGTAAGTTTATGTCAGCTCTTAGATGCGAACTTGCGTTCTACTCTGATACCACGATACATAAGATCATGATTTCTATGCTGAGCTGCTTCATCGAGTACTTTTTTGTTGTACTCATTGGTGTCATACTCGACACCACGGTATGTGACTTTTGCCATTTGCTTTCTCCTGAAAGTGAGGTGGATTAGACCCCGTTCCTTCAGTCGGCTTTTGCGTCCTCAAAGCATCCTTCTTCGGCACTCATCTTAACCTGCTGAACTAATTCAGCACGGCTTTCATTAGAAGGTATCCGAGAGATAATATCCTCGGCACTTTCACATGATAAAATGGTAGCGATTAAGAATTCCATAAGGATGAACGATCCGTTCCGAGTCGGCTTACTTGCGTCCCCTCAACGGGGATGAACGTATGTGTGCTAATACTAACACAGGTATACTATATAGGCAAGTAATTGCCTAATTTTTGATACATTTATTTATATTTCATCATCTACCATGTCATCGGATAGTAAAGAACTAACAAGTTCCTTGGCATGATTGTTATGATCACATAACTTATTCATCCATATCCTCTCATTTAAAGACACTTCTCCATCAGTAGATATTATTCTACAACAAATATCTACAATTTCATTACGATACTTATTACTTAATGGCATCTGTGTCTCCTGTAAAACTATACCATCCCGTGACTATGTATTTTGTCTGTGTAGGACTTACAATACCACGGTGAGGATGTGTCCAATATGCTGGCCATACTAACACATCTCCTGCTCTTGGTGCAAACTTTTTACATTGAGTAGGAAACTCTGTCTCTCCACCATCCGTTACGTCATTAAGATATACCATCCATGCAAGTATTCTTTTCTCTGCTGACCCATCTACTCCACCATCATTCTCACAATGTAAAGTAAAGTATCCTTCACCAGCATTATACTTTTGTATCTTAAAGGTAGGGGCAATAGTCCATGACTTTATCTTATTAATAAAAGGATACTCTCTATGATACTCATCAGTCCCAACACTTAATGCCTGTGCTAACACACTATTAATAGGAGTCTTTCCTACAGTCTCCAAAAACATCTCAGTATCTTTACACCTCTGACCTTCTCTATGCAAATGACTATTACCCTCAAAGAAATTGATAATATTTTTACAATTCTCTGAAGATAATACAGACTCTTTATGTAGTATAAAATCTTTAGAATGCATTGATCACTGATGGTAAAAGATGATGCTCTGCCTGTTGAATTGCTCTAGTGAGTGTCTCAACAGTATCTCCAGGAAGAATAGGAACTGTCTGTTGCTTTATTATTGCACCAGAATCTAACTCTTCTGTTACAAAGTGAACAGTGCATCCTGTTTCCTCTTCACCTGCTTTCATTGCCTGTTCTACTGCATGAAGACCCTTATACTTTGGAAGTAATGATGGATGGAGATTTATAATACGTCCAGCAAATTCATCACAAAATTTCTTAGATACTATTCTCATCCAACCTGCCATAACAATCATATCTACTTCATAAGCATTAAACAATGCAATGATCTCATCTTCATCCTTACTGTAACATGAAGGAATGTCTAGTCAGTCTGCTCTCTTCCTTGCCTTACATTTCTTTTTATTATAAACCATAAGGACGACCTCATGGTTAGGACAGGAATGAACAATGTTCTCAAAATTAGAACCATTCCCTGAACACATAACTCCTAGTCTCATAATGGGGGATACTCCGATTTGATTTGTTCATCAGTCTTCTCTATAGAAAACTCTTTCATCAGTCTCTGAACTTGTTTCTTATCAAGACCAGATAATTGTTCACAGTTCTCTAAGCAACGATAGATACATTCTCTATCACTTATAGGTGGTTTAATCTCCCACCCCTGCTCATCATAATACTTCTTACCCTCAGTGACTTGTGCCTCTACATGTCCAAGATCTTGTGTCTTAGAAGGGTTCTTATAGTTATGCTGAGTCATGCATCAAACAAAGCATGTTTAGATGTGCCAGCATTGTCATTAGATATATTTCCTATCCCAGTCTCTTCTGTTTCTTCTAACGTATATTCCCAATCTTCTATCACAGTATTAGAAAGCATTCTATCAGACAGAAGATCCATCTGTTCTCTTGCTATCTCCTCAGTCTCTGCATCAAACCAAAAATCAATTGCCTTACCAATCCTCAACAAATGAGGTTCAAGGAGAGGAGCAATCCTTTTGACATTGTTCATCACTGCATTACCAGCAGCATCTGATACAGATCCTCTCAACCTTACATGAACAAGTGCTTTGAATCTCATTTTTTAGTAGTGTTGCTACGGGTTCGGTTTATTATACTAATAAATTTATCTCCTGCAAATGTGCCACCAAGACACACATCAATCTCATCACCATCTTTCCAGTTGGTCTCACCATTCATTTTGGTGTGAGTCATTGCTACTTGAATCTTCTCAATTACTTCTTGTGTTAATCTCATGGTTGACTCCAATCTTCATAAGGTGGTTCAGGTTCATTGATACGATGCTTAAATTTTTCAGTATCAAAATAAGAATCTCCAGGTGGTTTCGGATTATCATATGCCATTTTTAACTTCCTTTTATATTCACGTTCATCTAAGACCTCATTAATAAGAATCTTTGCCTCCTTAACCATCTCAGGAGTGAACAACCTCATAGGATGTATCTCCATAGGTTTATGTGGTTGCATCCTTACTGGACCTTTGTAATTAGGATCAACAGGACCACTCATGCCCTGTGTATCAATCTTACTCATAGTTGTTTCCCATCCTTATCAACTAATCCCATCTTCTTTACTTGAGATAGATTAGATTTTTCTTGTTTCTTTAACCTCTTATACTCCTTTATAATTTTATCAATTTCATCTTGCGAGACATTAACTTTTAACTCCTGTCCCTTAAAACCTTTTCCTTCTTTCTCTATGTAATCATTGATCCCATTCTGAATCTCACCTTCAATGATATCATTGATTTGATCCCTAAGTTCGTCACTCATTTTCTTTTTTTCACCTTCTTAACTGGAGATTTATATCCCCATTGACCAGGATTTACTGTGCCATGTCCAAACTCAATCTTCTGAACACAATCCTTACCATACCTATCATAATACATATCAAATACATTTACCATCTTAGCAGAACGAGTAACATCTAAAAGAGTCTCTCCTTCTACCACATAAGTTACATTGAATGCATCACTAGGAAGTTTTCTATCGTTTGCTTTATCATGAGTTGTCTTCTCCTGAATAATCTCACAAGAATATTGAGAAGGGTCAAACTTTTCTTCAGGTTTCTTAGGTGGTTCAGCCAATTTCTCCTCCGTATCCACTTTGGTAGTCATGATCTACCACCCCATTCAATGTCTGGGTATGCCTCTTTCACCTGTTCATAGGTTACTGCATACTCATTAGACAATCTCTTATCCTTTGCCAGTATTACAATCTTTGCCTCATCAGGATGAAGACCTTCAAGCATCTGAATGAACATAGTCTCACGACGAATACCATTCAGAGTATCATTACCACCCTTTACGAAGTGATATAGATTCTTTGCTTCTCTACGAAGAGAAGTATGATCTGTTCCTAATGGACTATCATTAGGTGTAAAAGGAACATCTCCTTCTGGAATTAAAGAAAGAACTGTCTCATCAAAATTCCATATAAGAATAGAGACTAATGCATCATTACGATGTTCTTTTAATGCTTCTACCTTTGCAATCTTAGATTTTTGTTTGCCAACATAATTTAAAATCTCATGGACAAATGGATTAGGTGGAAGTGTAGGAGCAGTTTTCTTTTTTGCTACTACAGTGCTACTCTTCCTCGGTTTCTTCGGTGTTGATGTCATAATTGTTTTCAATTCTTAGGGCTAAAATTTCATCGGGAACTAACTGGCCATTCTCATCAAACATTTCTGGATGAGTATACACTACTTGAGGTGTTGTTTCATATGAATGCTGTCTTGCCATCCATCCTATCATACCTCCAACTAATAATGCAAGTATAGACATTACTGTCATAAGTGTCAATGATACTACTAGTGT